TGAAGTTGGTGCCGAAGATGGCCGCGAGGATCAAGTCGTCGATCTGACGATTCATCCCCGCCGTGCCGGCCCGTACATACGAACTCACCGGGTCGACCAGCATGCGAAGCGTATCCTGCGGGTCGATCAAGCTCGCCCACTTCAGGTCGCGCGGGAACACCCAACGCTTGTCTTGCGGGACTTCCAGAAGCGGCGTGTCTTCGTGCCGCTGGACTTGCTCGACTGCGGCTGTTTCGCCGAATTGTTCGATGAAAGCGGCGGACTTACCGACGTGAGAGCCGGTAGAGACTGCGCCGCGGAGTCGGGTCTGCTCTTGCTGCATGAGCAGTTCGACCGAGGCTTTGTACTGCTGTACTGATGCTACCGTGATTTGATCGGGCACGATTGCCTCCGAAATAGGGTTGCCAACTTGCGTCGATCTGGCTGACGCTTCGCCGGCTTATCCCTTCGCGGGGGCCATCATGGGCGGCGCTACTTGCGGGGGCGCGAACCTTGTCCGCGCGCCTCCCCATGTCCTAAGTCTAGCACACGGGTGTTACAGGAGGTTCTTCAGCGCAGGAACCTCACCATGAAGGATGAAGTGTTCGTACAGTTTCGCCATCTCGAGCGCGCCGATCGCCTGCCCTTCGCTGTGCGCGTTCGGGAACTTAACCGCCGCTTCGACGCAGCGCATACGGATCATCTGCTCGTCGGTCATCCGGGGTACGCGATGCCGAAGAGTTGCGCCTTCCGATCCTTCGCCGCCTTGTGGCCGGGGTGGCTCGCGTCCATCAACGCCTTCGAGAACGCCGGGTCAAGGAGTGCTTTCTGGTACTCGATCTTCGCCTCTTCCGGCGTCATGGTACCGAAGCCCGCTCTCGTCGTGCCGCTGTGGAACTCGGCCTCGCCCATCTTCGCGCCAAGCTCAGACAGGTACTCCATCGTCGCTTGGTAGCCCATGTGCCGCTCGATCGCTTCGACCAACTCCCCGGACATGCCCAAGGACTTCGCCGCGGTCTGCGCCGCCGACATCTTGCGCTCGAAGCCCCCGCCCCACTTCACCGCCAAGGCGCGCTTGTCGGTCTGGACTTGCAGGTTGTAGGTCGCTTCCGCGGCTTGAGTCTGCTGCGCGTGGAACTCGTTGTTGTCGTTCGCCAGTCCCTTTGCCTGCGCGGCCGTCAAGCCGTGTTTATGGAAGGTCTGCTTCGCCCAATCCCCGTACTTCGGATCGGCACCTTTCGGCACGTCGATCTCGTACTTGTCGTGCGTCTCGGGCATCCCCAGGCGCGACATCGCCGCGCGGAACCCGGCCGCGTCATCTGCGCGCGGAATCGTCAAGAGCGTAGACGGATCGCGCCCGAGCAACGACTCGGCGCCGCGGTAGCCTTTGAACATCTCGGGCGTGCTCTTCCACCCTTTGTTCTCGACGTACGCGATGTCCGCCGCTTCTGTCAGTCCGTGCCAGGGGGCAGCAGCGCCTCCTGCACCGCCAGCACCGCCCCCGCCAGCGCCACCAGCACCACCAGAAGCACCACCAGCGCCACCGCCAGCAGCGCCAGCATCGCCCGAAGCCCCGCCCGTCCCACCTTGTGCATCTGCCATTCTTCTCTCCTTGATAGTCTACGCCGTCAGAGCCCAAGCTCTTTCAGGCCGGTTATGAAATCTTCCGGGTCCAGCTTTTCCGTACACAACGAATCTCCGTATGCACAGAATCGAAAGTCTTGATACGACATGCGCCAGTTCGATTGACATCCCGCGCACTCCAGATCGCGAGGCACGACGTAGCGGATGTTGTGACCGGGATCGCCGCGCCGAACGATGACGCGATGCTTCGGCACGGTCGTCGTCAGGGCGTATATGATGTTCGTGTCAGTTGTGCCGGCAAGATGCAGCGTGCCGCCGTCCACGCCAACGACAGCGGAAGCGTGCCCGCAAATGTCGCGCAGTTGCACAAGCGTCGTCTTGTTGCGCAAGTCCAGGCACTGCGCGAGCAGATCGTCCGACAGAAACTCCGTCTCGTCGCGCAGCACGATCGGCTGGATGCCGGTCGAGTTCTGCGCCTTGACGAAGCTCTTGTCGGTGCCGACTATAACCGGGGTGTACTTGTTGGCGATGACCCACTTCAGGATCGGTGCCATCACGCTCGCCCGGAAGAGTTTGTTGTCGGAGGTTGCCCCGACAGGAAAGACGACGTACGGGATCGGCCCCGAGAACGGCCCGATCGGCGCCGCGGTCGGGTAGTTGCGCTCGGCCATACTCTCGGGCTTGGAGTCCGTCAGGCAGCCGAAAGCGTAGTCGACCAGATGCACGCGATTGCGGGTGTGCGTGTTCAACTGCATGAAGTTGTAGGAGATCGGTCCCATCTGCTGCACGTCGCGGTCGGCGGCCTTCATCGGAAAATCCTCGAAGCGCTTGAAGACGAACGTCCCGTATGGCGCAAGCAGCACCTTGACGAGTTCCAGCAAGTGCGAGGGCACCCACACATTCATCGTCAAGCCGTCCAGGTACAGCCGGCGCGCGGCGATGATGGCCGGGAGCGAGGTAATCACGTCGCCCAACGCGCCGTGCGCGAGCACGAAGTTCATGTGCTCGTGGTGGACGATCTGCTCGCCTCTACGATACATCGACTCTCCCGTCGTAAAGATTCCACAACTCTTCTTCGGGAAGCTGAAGGTGTTCCTGTATGCGCAACCACACCGCGCGCCGACCCTCGAGCATGGCTTGCGCCCGCTCGTTGACGTGCGTAGTGGATTGCGTAGCGAAGCAGAACTTCGCCAGATCCTTGAGAACTTCTTCCGCGACCGGACCTGAGAAAGTCCTGCGGTACGCCTGGCGCCTTGTGCCTAGAAACTGGCGGGCGCGATCTAAGAGGCTCAGAGCTTATCCTTTCGCGACACTCGCGAGTGCAGGGGCTACGTCTACCAGTTGTCGAACTTGTGCGGCCTGCGCGCGACCGGCGCGCAGTTCTTGAATTGCTTCCGGAGTGCGCGTCCACGCGACCGGGGCGCCCATGATGTCGAGCACGTCAGGCATCGCCGCGTCGAAGTTGAAGTGATCCAAGGGCGACGGATCGCCGGTCATCTTCGTGTACTCGGCCGCTTGACTCAGCGCCCGCGTGAAGCCCGACGCCTTCTCCGAGCGGCGCATTCTGGACAACGGCGAGTCGTACTCGATGCGATACTCGGCCATGTACTGCCGCAGCATCGGCGGGGGCTCGGGCAGAAGCCCCTGCATCGCGAAGAGATCGATCTCGCGCTCGAGCATCGGCCCGAGGAATTCCGATTCGATGCGGCCCGCGGTCGGCGCGACAAGCACGCCCTTCTCGCGCACGATCTCCAGGACTTCGGTCGCGGTCATCTGCGGCCGCTCTTTCAGAAGGATCTGGAACAAGGTGATGAGGAAGGCGTCTTCGATGATGGCCTTTTCGATGTCCATCATCTCGTGCCCGACCGCGATGTTGCCAGTCGGCAGAACCTGTACGAGCGCCTTGCCGTCCTTATTCACGCCCCCGGCGTTCATCGCTCCGGCCTTGAGGCTGAAGTTTCCCAACTGCCCGTCGTCGTGCGCGAGCAGCACCGGGTCGACGATGCGGTGGCCTTGCTTCAACACCGTCTTCTTCTGCTCGTTCAAAGTCTTGATCGAGGGCAGCACGTACTGCGCCGGCCCGCGACCGTACGTCTCGCCGGAGGCTTGAGTGTAGCGAGACACCGCGTAGGGGAAGCTCGAGTAGCCGCCCTCTTGAAGAACCGGCGACTCTGCTGTGTCGAGCAGGATGTAGATCGAGACGAAGGGCATCCCGCGGGCGCCAAGCATCCCAGGCACGTGATCTTCGCGCGGGTGCACCGCATGCAGCACGTTGTACTTCTTCCCGCTCTGCGTCGCCAGCTTCGCGGCATCGCGCACTTCCTGCGGACAGGTGTCGGGGAACTTCTGCATCAACTGCCGGGCGTCAAGCGGAAACTCGCGGTACAGCGTGTCGATTACCCCGGCGTGGTTCTCGACGAAGTACGCTTCGCCGATGTGGATGTTCCGATACCGGAGCCCTTTTTGCTTGTCCGGCCGATCGATGTACAGCACACCATTCCCGTACACGCCAAGCCCGAGGTAGACCTGCTGGACGTTGTTGACGAAGTTCGCGACCGGGCGGTAGCGATAGTCGTACAGCTTCTCGTTCAGATCGTCGAAGAACTGGCGCACCTGCCGGTTGCGTTGCAGCGTCTTGTCCGTGACCTTCAGGAGATGCCAGGGCGAACCCTTCGGTGTGACAAGGGATTCGATGATCGCCATGAACCGATGCGCGGCTAGGGAAGTGGTCGAGTCGAACTGCTGCTCGGTCTTCTTCTGGCCTTCCATGCCCTGCGAAGCAGGGCTGCCGAAGAAGGAGTCCCGGTGCGCGGGCAAGATGCGGGCAGCCGCCTCCTCCCACTGCGTGTTCCAAGTGGAGCGCGCGGTCTTCAGCACCCCCAGGTGCTGCTTGTAGAAGTCGGTCTTCTCGGACAACCTAGTAGCCTTGGATGCTGCGGCGGGCCGCGGTGCGCCGGGGGCGCGGCTCGAAGAGCGACATACCCGACACCCCGCCGGCAGATACCGACTGCCCGGCAGCCTGCGGCCTCAACCCCATCGCCTGCGGACCCTCGGAGGCGCGCGCCGCATCCGCGGCCTGCTGCGCTTCCAGTTCCGCGGCGCGCTGATCCATCTCCTGCTGCTGTTCGTAGGCCGCTTCGTGCGGAGAGATCCCGAGCGGATCGGCGAGCTTCCCTTGCCACCCCTTGCCTTTGTGGCCGAGTTCGGTCAGTTTCGTTTGCAGCGATCCTAGTCCGCTCACGCCAGTCCTTTCAGCTTCGGCCTGCCGGCGCTGCGCCCCGCGCGCATGCGCTCGAGTTGGAAAAACCCTACCGCCAGTGGAACGACGTACGGCTCTGCATGCGGATGCGCCACCAGTACCGTCACAACCCGCGCCTGGATTCTCGCCGCGTTCGGCCGCGCCCGGCGTACCAGTCCCACCTTACAACCCCAACTCGCGCCCGGCGCCGCGCCGCGCCTGCACTTCCCGGCGCATCCCCAGGCCGCCGACATCGGTCGACGCCCGGCCTGAGGCTGAAGCCTCTATCTGCGCAGCCTGCGCTGCTTCCTGCCGACGCCGCTCGGCGTCAGCAGACGCGCTAGGAGCCGTGGGTGCGGACACCTGCGGCATCATCGGCGTCGCGAACGCGAGGGCCATCGGGAGCAGATCGAGCAGTTCCATCAGTACTTCGGCCGGGGTTTTGGTTGCTTGCGTTTTGCCACATGGGCCTCCGTAGGTAGTCTAGCACGCAGGCTACGAGCCAATCGGAGCAGCCTGCGAAAGCCTGTTGGGCAGTCGCGGAAAGGTTCTTGACCTGGTAGGTACGTCATTCGAACATCCCCGCATCCACCCCGGCTGCAATCTGCACTCCTGCGCCACCCCGCGGCAGCCTGTCCGATCGCGGCGGGTTGACTTCGAAGGTGCAGGCCAAGGCGTCCACGTCGTCGGGCGAAGCCACCCCGCGCGACTGCATATCTTCCTTCGTCTCGAGGATCTTCTTGTTGTCTTCGCGCCCACTCCACCGCCACCCGCGGTCTGTCGCCTGCTGCGACAAAGTGCCCTTCTCGCCCGAGTCCTTCTCTACCATCCCGCCAGGCAACCAGTCGCGCAGCGCCCCCCACAACTCGATCGCGTGCGTCGCGTACTCGTTGTCCTTGTTGTGCGGCGAAGCGCCGAACTTCACTTCAATCTGCCGGCCGTTCGTCCTCTTCCTTTTCAAAATATCGATGACGCCAGTGCCCATCCCGAAGTCGATGCAGATGTAATCGGGCTTGAACTTGTTGTCCAGATCGAGAACCCCTTCGGCGATCTGCACGTTGTCGCGCCCGAGCCAAGACCCGAAAGTCTGCGCGCCGCAACAGTCCCGAGCGTTCCTCCCCTGGCGAAACCGCCAAGCCGTCTTCCCTCGAGGCGCCGGGTCCACGCCGAGAATCAACGCCTCGCCGTAATCGCGAAAGAGATCGTTCTGCTGCGCCGCGCGCACCGTGTCCCATGAGATGAATTGGTCTTCGGACGTTCTCGGCGCAAGACCCATGATCTCGACACGCACGAAGTCTGAGTCCACGCCGTAGCGTTTGATCTGATCTTCGACGACCACCTGATCGACGCCAGGCATTCCGCGCGTTGATAGCGTGCGCGGCCGCCAGCCAGCGCCCATTGCCGCGTCGTTGAAGATTTCGAAGAACCTTCCCTCGCGCCGGCGCATCTGCGAGGCTGCCATCCAGTAGCGGTACGGATTCGTCTCGGTGAAGAACCCTTCGCTCACTTCCCAAATCCGGCTGTGGATGCCGGCGGCCTCATCAAAGAGCAGCATCATGCCGTAGGGATTGTGCGCGCCCGCGAAGGAATCCGGGTTCGCCTCGCTCCACATCTGGCCGGCGACGTACCAGTACTTCGGGTCGAGGCCAAGGCCGCC